GTTATGGGATGGTTCCGTTGCAGGTGCAGATGCTGGAACCAGACTGGCTGGATTTCAACAAGGATAATGGGATAGACATTTTGTTCGGGCAACAGTTTGACGGTTCCGGTAGGTTGCAGGGCTACTGGATCAGGGACAAGCATCCTGGAGAAATGATGCTAGGTACAGGGATCAAAGTGCAGAGTACTTTTGTTGACAAGAAAGAGATTAGTTTGCATTTTGACAGTCGCCGTGCTGGGCAGCGCATGGGCTTGCCATTTGGTACGGCAGCGATTTTGACGCTGCGAGATATGGGAGACATTCGAGTGGCGCAACAGATGAAAGATAAAATTGCCGCTTGCTTTTTTGGTGTCGTCACCAACCCAGACGAAACCGGCGCAGCGGAGCCGGGAAGTGATGGGATTGCCTTTGATACCATTGAGCCTGGCGCTGTGGAATACTTAGCACCTGGGCGCAGTTTTCAGGCTTTTAGCCCACCAAGCTCTGGCGATTTCGTAAGCACTCACAAGGAGTATGCGCGAGCCGTGGCGGCAGCATACGAGATTACTTACGAATCAATGACAGGCGATTTGTCAAATGTCAACTACTCTAGCTTCCGCGGCGGCTGGCTTGAGTTTAGCCGGCGCATTGCATACCTTCGCGGCAAGGTGACAATCCCTGGTATGTTGTCGCCAGTGTGCCGCTGGCATGATGAGCTAGCGCAGATGGCGGGGCTATTGCGTGGGCCGGTGCAGTGGAGCCATACACCGCCAAGGAGAGAAATGATTGATCCGACGCGTGAAATTCCGGCCTTGATCTCGGCGGTGCGTGCTGGGATTATGAGCTTGTCTGAGGTTCAGCGAGCGTTTGGGTACGTGCCGGAAGAAGTAATTAAGGAGCTTGCCAATGATATGGGAAGGGCAAAGCTGGCAGGGCTGACACTAAGCACCGACCCTGGCTTGGTGAGCGATACTGGAGTGACGCAGGCTCGGCCGCCTGGATCGACGTATGTCATGCCAGACGACGGTAATGGTGATGACGGCGGCGACAGTGAAGACGATCCGCAGGCTCAGATTTCTGTATGATGCTGGCAGCAATGGTGTTGCTATGTCCCTGGGTGTGACCGTCAACGCTGCGGCGACTGCGCCGATCCTGCAGCTCTATGGAGACGTTGGCGTGGATGTGCTGGCGTCTGATGTGGCGCGAGCGCTGGAGTCTGCCGGCGGTCGCGATGTGACTGTGAACCTGTTCTCCTATGGCGGGGATGCGGGCGAGGGCATCGCCATTCACGACATCCTGTCTCGTTACGCCGGCAGGAAAACGGTTGTGATCGATGGGGTGGCTGCTTCTGCTGGCTCGATTGTGGCCATGGCGGGCGATCGGGTGGTGATGCCTGAAAACGCTCTGATGATGGTCCATAACTGCTGGTCCATGGCAGCAGGTGACGCTGAGTCGCTGCGTACGTCCGCGGCTTTGCTGGACACCTATTCGGATGCCTACCGGCGCACCTATGCCAAGCGCGCTGGCGCGAGTGAGGAGCAGGTAACGGAATGGATGGCGGCAGGCGCTGGCGCGGGGACGTGGTTTACGGCAGAGGCTGCGGTAGCTGCTGGGTTGGCCGACGAAGTGGCGCCACCTGCGCAGGTACGGGCCAGTGCGCCGCGGCTGCCGTCTGATCGGTTTCTAGATCCGCCGGCTGCGTTGCTGCAGACATGGGCGAAGAAAACCGATATAGTGGGACGAGAGGATAGGATCCTAACGCCCTCACCATCTCCGATGACTACGCAATCTCCTGCAGGTGTTGCGCCGCCTGTTGCCAACACTGACACCACTGTCCAGGCAGCCGCAGCCCCTGAGGTTGCGCCTGTCGCTTCTGCTGCTGCCGTTGTGCCTGCCGCTGCGGCTTCTGATGAATCGGCAACTGTCCTGGCGCTTCGCCGGGAAAATGACATCCGCCGATGTGCCGCCAAGGCCGGCCTTTCTGCTGAAGCCGTGCAAGCCATGGTTGACAGCGGCAAGCCGTTTGCCGAGGTTGCGGTTGACATCGTGGCCGCCCATGCCTCTGTGGTTGAGGGCAAGGCTTCTGCCGCTGGCCATCCGGCTCGAATCCAAGTGACCCGGCACGAAGCCGATACGGTCATGGCCGGCATTGGCGACATGCTTTACGCCCGGATCAACCCAGGGCAGAAGCTGTCTGATGCTGGTAAGCAGTATCGCGGCTTTTCGCTGATGGAATGCGTCCGCATCTATGCGGAATCGCGGGGTATCAGCACCGTTGGCCGCTCAAAGACTGAGCTGGTGGCGATGGCCATGCACAGCACCAGCGATTTCCCGTTGCTGTTCTCCAACCTTGCCGGCAAGGCATTGGATGCAGCCTATGAGGAGGAGCCCCACACCTACAAGCAAATTGCCCGACAGCGCAACCTGCCGGATTTCAAGCAGGCGGCTGATCTCGTCATGGCTGCCGACTTGCTGCCTGAGCTTACTCTTGAGGGCGGGGAGTACAAGTCTGGCACCGTTCAGGAAGCACAATCTACCTGGCGCCTTTTCACCTACACCAAAAAGATCGTCGTTTCCCGCCAAGCGATCATCAATGACGACCTGAGCGCTCTGGAGCGTGTGCCCGAATACATGGGTCGCGGCTTCCGTCGGCTGGAATCCAACCTGGTGTGGGCGCTGATCAGCGGCAACGCTGTAACCAGCGTCGACAACCAGGTGCTGTTCCACGCCTCCCACAACAACACCGGCGCTGGTGCGATTGGCATTGCTGGCGTGAATAGCGCCAAGAAAGCGATGCGAAAGCAAACCGACATCAGCGGCGTTACCGTCAACCTGACGCCTGATTTCCTGATCGTTCCGACCGATCTGGAGGCGACAGCGCTGCAGTTCCTGTTCCCCACCGGTTACGCGCCAGCAGCTCTCACCGGTACTGCCGGCCCGAACGTGTACGCCGGTTCTATGCAACTGATCGTTGAGCCTCGTCTTGATGGCTCTGCAGCTCAGTGGTACGCCGCTGCTGGCCCCAGCCGAATTGATGGCCTGGTCTATGGCTACCTGGCAGATGAGCCGGGTCCGACCATCACGCCGGTCCCTGAGCGTGATCCTGACGGCATCACCCTGCTTGCCCGTACCGACTTTGGCTGTGCGGTGAAGGATTTCCGCTTCATCTACCGCAGCTCTGGCGTCTGATCACTAGGGGCAGCAATCCTGCCCCCTCACCTATTCCCCTGATCCCATGAAAAACTTCATCCAGGAGGGCGACGCCCTCGACCTGCCCGCACCGTATGCCGTCAGCTCTGGCGGCGGCGCTCTGATCGGTTCCCTGTTTGGTGTGGCGGTTGCCGATCTGGCAAGCGGCGCCGTAGGTACCTTCAATCTCGAAGGCGTTTATACGCTGCCCAAGGCCACCGGCGCAAGCACCGGCGGAGCTGTAGGCGCAAAAGCTTATTGGATTGCAGCCAGCAAGAGTGTGACTGCTGTTGCAAGTGGCAATTCGCTGATTGGCGCTTTTGCTGCTGTTGCGGCAGACGGTGACGCCACTGCTCGAGTTCGCCTCAATGGTGGGACGGTGTGATGGGCTGGGCGAACCTTTCTGCTTCTGCTGATCGGATCGCCCGTGCAAGGCTTGGCGGCGTCAGTGTCACTGCTGGCGCCGTTTCTTTTTTTGGCGGCATTTTGAACCGCAGCCAAGAAATTATCGCGGATGGCCGCATTAGCGATAATGTATACGAGCTGAATGTGCCAACGGCATTATTTGGATCATTGTTGTATGGTGATTCTATTGTTGTTGATGGTCAGTCTTTTACTGTGCGTTATGAGCCGCAGCCATTGGGTGGCGGTGAAAACTGCCTGATCTTTCTGAACGGTCCCATCGCTGCCGTTGGCGTTGGTAGCCTGTTGCTGGAGAATGGATCGTATCTGCTGCTGGAAAGCGGCGACCGCTTGCTGTTGGAGGTTTGATGGCTGACCAAAAGCTTTCCCAACTTGACCAGGCAGCGTTACCGCTGACTGGCACCGAGCTTGCGTATGTAGTTCAGAGCGGGGCGCAGAAGCGGACGACTGCGGCGGCGTTGGCGGCCCTGGCTGCTCCTACCAACCTGTCGTATGACGCGGCTACCAGGCTGCTGAGCAGCAGCACCGGGGCAGACGAGACGCTGCCACTGGCCACCACCACCGCGGCCGGGCTGATGTCCGCGGCGGACAAGGCCCTGGTGGGCGAGGCGTTCATCGTCACGATTGAGGTTCGCAACAACACCGGCGCCGAGATCCCGGCCGGGGCTGCGTGCCGCGAGGTCGGCAGTTCAGGCGATCTGCCCACGGTGGCACTGGCCAGCGCCAGCGACGAGGTGGGGTCCTCGAAAACCCTTGGCCTAGCCCGGACCGCGATACCGAACAACTCCACAGGGAGGTTGATCACCCTGGGCCGGCTGGAGGGGATCAACACCAGCGGGCTCACCGAGGGCGCCACATTCTGGCTCGGGACCACTCCGGGCAGCCTGACGACCACCAGGCCGACACAGCCTGCCCATGGTGTCGTGATGGGCCTGGTGATCCGCTCCGGCCCTGGTGGCAGCGGGATCCTGTTCGTCCGGGTCGCCAACGGCCAGGAGCTGGAGGAGTTGCACGATGTCCTGATCACCGGCGCCCCGCCGGCAGCAGGCGCCCCCCGGCCGGTACTGGCGTGGTCGCCGGATGGCCTGTGGCGGGATGTTCTGCTCAGCCCGGCGGATGTCAGCGGCCTGGGCACAGCTGCAACGCTCAACCACGGCACCAGTCCCGGCAATGTGGTGCAGCTGAATCCGACGACCGGGAGGCTTCCGGCGGTGGATGGTTCACAGCTGACGAATCTGCCGGGCGGCGCAACACCTGCAGGCATCGCCACCGAGATTCAGTACCGGAACGCCGGGGCGCTGGGCGCTGTTCCTGGCAGCGCGGTGGACGGGACCACTGGCGCCGTCACGCTGGCCAGGCTACTGCTGAGCGCCAACGGTGCGGCATCGGCGTCGCCGTTGAATCTCAACGGGGCGTGGTTCACGGGTGGGACCTCAACAAACAATTTCCCGCAGCTGCTGATCTCGCCCACAAGCGCCACTTTGCCGGCGCTAAACACGGCGGGGACGGGGGCAATTATCAATGCGCCTAGTGGATTCACTGGGGAGATATTCTGGGCGGGAGTCAATGGATCAGCACGGTTTGCTCTCGCCGCAAATGGCTCTGCCACGTTTTTAGGGGCGGTAGCATCGGGGGGAACCGTGCTAACTGGCGATATATTCGGCGGACTCAGGCTTGCTAGTCAGTCTCCTGTAGGCTGGGGTAACGTAAATAATGTGACAGGTGGCTCGCCGGATACCAGGCTATGGCGCTCCGATGTGGGCGTAATTGATCAAAAAAGCAATCCGGTAGACCCGTTTAGCGGTTCCACTCCAAGCGCCGCACATCCTCACGCGCAAAGTTATAGAATTTTCAATTACCAAGTTAGTTCCACCAATTTTGAGTGTGCCTCGATTGGCTGGCAGCGCGGCTCCAGTGATGCTGTATTCACTGGCTCAATTACTGCGGCAGGCTTGCTAACTGTTACCGCCGTAACAAGCGGAACGATTGCAGTTAATCAAATAATAACAGGTACGGGTGTTCCGGCCGGAACCCGAATCGTGTCCCTGGGCACAGGGTCTGGCGGAACTGGAACGTACAACGTTTCAACAAACGTTGCTGTCAGTTCGACCACTATCACCGGCGGCGCCCCGGTGCTGCGCATTTCCGCCGAAAAAGGCACCGGCGGCGGCACTGCCCGCGACATGGAGTTGCAGACAGATGGTGTGACGCGAATGACGATCAAAGCAAGCGGGGCAATCATCTTTCCTGCCTTGCCCACCACAAACCCCGGCGTCACGGGCCAGCTATGGAACGATGGCGGCACCCTCAAAATCGCTTAACTACCATGGCCATCATTTCCCTCACAGTCACCCTTACCGATCAGCGGATCGTCGATGGCTGGGTTGCCGCTGCCATCAGAAACAACACCACGCCAGAACAACTGGCGCGGGAATTCCTGGAGCATCAGGGCCGCACGTATGCGGATCTGAACCGCATCGGGCTGCTTACATCCGGTGCCTTCATCCAGCGTTTCACACCGCAGGAATACGGGGCCATCTTGGCCGCCGCGGAGCAGTCGCCGGATGTGGCGGCGCTTGTAGATCAGCTGACCAGCTCGTTCCTAGTGGCCCTCGATGATCCCCGCCTAGAGCCCGGACTGCAGCAGCTGGTAGCCGCAGGCCTGCTGGAGCCGGAGCGGGTGTTGCAGTTGCTGGCGTACAACCGGCCGGTGACGCCGTAACCCACAACCACCCCCTCTCTTCCCATGAACTACACCATCAACATCCCCGAAGAACTGGTCCCGGGCATCGTCGCCACCGCTGCCCTTGAATCGCAGCGGACTGGTCAGCAGGTCACTCCACAGCAGGTTGTGCAAGATGCAGCCATCGCGCAGGCCGATAAGGTCTGCCAGGACCTGATGGTGGGGCCCTACTACAAGGGTCCGATCAATCCCCTGTTTAATGCGGATGGAAGTCCGTACGAAGAGGTGCTATGACCGTACCAGGCCCCAGCCGGTGTGAGCAGATCCTGCAGCATCTCACCGGCATCAACCCCGGCGGCGGGATCCTCGGCGCGGCCTATGGCGTGAGCGGCAGGGTTTACCGTGACCGCGCCGAAGCGTTCGCACGGGGTGAGCTGCCTGCATTGGTAGTGCTGTCAGGGCCAGACAACCCAGATCCAGGCCACAGCACCTGCAGCATCAAATGGACCCTGACCCTGCACGTGCTGATCCTGATCAGCGGCGGCGCGGTCTCGATGTTGGCCGATCCGATCCGCTGCGATATCTACCGGATCATGATGGCGGATCAGTCGCTAGGCGGGCTGGCCACTGCTGTCCGACCGATCGTGACGCAATGGCAGCCAGAGAAAGGCAACGAGGGGCCGGGCCTCGTTGATATGGGGTTTCAGGTAGAGTATCGTACGAAGGAGGATGACTTAACCTCGTGAGGAAACCCGCCGAACCCGTTGACGTGCCGCCGCCTACCGTAGGCGGACGGTTCATCCGTGAACCGCACGAAACGGTTTGGCGTAATGCTGACGAGATCCCCCCCGCCACCGATTCAGAGCTGACCCATGACGATCCAGCGGAACCGCTCTCTACTGACGTACAAGGCTGAAACCGTTTACGGAACGGCGCCTACGGGGGATTTTACTCCGGTGCTGATCATGCGCGACCCGGAGATTTCTCCGTTTGTGGCGGATCGATTGGAGCGGACCACTACGCGGCCATGGTTTGGCGCTGATCGCAAACGGCTAATCAATCGCCGCGTAACGCTGTCTTTTTCTCTGGAGGATGGTGGCAGCGGTTCACCTGGTGTTGCGCCAGCTTATGGCGGGCTGCTTGTGGCGTGCGGCATGGCCGAAGCTACGGTAGCTTCCACGTCTGTCACTTACACAACGGTCAACACTGGCATGGCGTCGGTTGCTATTCGATGGTTTGAGGATGGCATTAGGCATCAGGTGCTGGGCTGCTTTGGTACTCCTACGTGGAGGCGAAACAGCGGTGAGTTTCCAATGATTGAGTTTGAGTTCCAAGGGCTTTACAGCCAGCCTACTGATGTTGCGTTTACTGCTGCAACCTACGCAAACCAGGGGCTGCCGCTTGAGGTAAACAGCACGAATACTCCGACTGTCACGATAAACAATGTTTCTAATTGTATGTCTGAGTATGAGTTGGCGCTTAACAACTCTGTTACTTATTCGGATTATGCGGGCTGCACAAAGCGGTTTGAGATTACGGGTCGCAATCCTGAGGGGCGGATCCAGGTTGAAGATAAGCTGATTGCCGGCCAGAACTTCTACGCATTGGCCGAAAGCGATGCGCTGATTCCGATTGTTGTTGGTCATACTGGCGCCACTGCTGGACTGCGTAGCACCATCACAACTACAAATTCGGATATGTACGAACCGACCTTTGCGACGCGTGATGAAAATACGCGTTTCATCAACCTGCCATTTTCGCCGATCTCTACAGACGGCACCTCCGAACTGTCCGCGGTCTATACCTGATCACGGCATCCCCAACACTATCCCCAACAACCCCAACAATGGCGCTCACCTTTGGCACGCTAAGCGGTTCCTACCTTTGGCCTGTAGAAATCCCCATCGCGATTGATGGCGGCGAATTTGATACGCTCAGCTTCAAGGCGCGATACAGGCGATTTTCGCAAAAAGAAACCGAAGCGATTCTTAGGCAATCCACCGAAGGCGCTCGTTCTGTCATGACCGGTGAAGCACCGAAGGAGGATGATTCTGACGTAGGCATCGCCCGGCGCATCATGATTGAATGGCAGGATATGCCGGGTGATTCTGGCACCGTTCCGTTTTCGGCTGAAGCATTCGAGCAGCTGCTATCTATTCAAGGTGCAGCACGCGCTATTAACCTTGCCTGGATTGATTCAATCAACGGCAAGAAAGCAAAAAACTAGAGGAGGTCGCCCGCTACCTGCTGCGTAATGAAAGCAGCCAGGCCAGCGACGCGGCCCAGAAACTCAACGACCAAGCCGCAGCACTGGGGGTGATCCTGCCCCCGGAACGGCTGGAGCCGACACCAGAGCCAGACCTAGAGATTGAACCAGAAGCCGCGGCCGCGGTGCGCCTATTCTGTCAGGTGTTGACGCAATGGCGCACCGGCCCCCATGGTTACATCGGCCTCGATTACAACGTGTTGCTAGAGGTAATGAAGCTGAACGGGGTGAAACGGAAAAAGCGGCGGGCATTGCTCGAGGAGGTTGGTATCATGGAAGCGGCCTGGCTCCATGAATTCCGGCCTACTGAGGCGTCCTGATGGCCGTTACCTACGATGCCCTGTTCAGGATCAATGCCAAGGCCACCGGCGCGGCAGAGGTAAGAACGCTAGGGGCAGCGATTAGCGGGCTCACGAAGAGCGCCGGGGGCCTGGGTGCGGTGGCTGGTGCAGTGACGGGCCTAGGCGTTGCTGTGGGCGGCCTGGGGCTGGCAGCTGCTGGCAAGGGCATCATCGATATGGCGGACAGCCTGGATGAGCTGGCGCAGCGTTCTGGCGCGTCGGTTGAAAACCTGAGCAAGCTCGGCGTTGCGGCCAGAATGTCTGGCGTTGACACTGAACAGGTGTCTAAAGGACTGGTCAAGCTGTCAAGAAATCTAGGTGATATTGCGGCCGGCGGGGGGAAGGATGCAAAGGCGGCACTAGATCAGCTTGGTATTTCCGCTTTTACCGTATCGGGCGAACTGCGAAAGCCTGATGAAGTGTTGTTTGATATGATCAACCGTCTTTCGCAACTTGAAGACGGGGGGCAAAAAACACGGCTGACAATGGAGCTGCTTGGCAAAGGTAGCGCTGCTTTGATTCCTGTGTTCAACATGGGCGCCGAAGCGATTCAGGCGCTGAATACTGGTATCTCGGCGGAGTTTGCCAAGAATGCCGGGATCTATAACGACCGGATCGAAACGTTGAAGATGCAGTTTACGGCGCTTGGCGTGACTGTGCTTGAGCAGCTACTGCCTAGCCTGATCAAGGGAACCGAAATGATCGGCGGTTTTCTTGCCATGGGTCAGCGGTGGTTTAAGGAAAACCAGGCGGCAATCGGTGGGTTTGTAACAGGCGCAGCCGAGGCTGCTGTAGCAATTGCCAAGGTTGCCATACCGATCTTTACCGCAGTAAAAGCATACGAAGCATTTGTTAGTGTGCTCAAAACAGCGGCAGTTGTGCAGGGACTGTTTAATGCCGTCCAGGCTGCTAATCCGGTTGGTTTGATTTTTGCTGCTGCAGGGCTAGGGCTTGGCGCGGTCGCGATTACGGACATCCTGAAAAATATCAAGCTAGCAAAAGAAGAAGGCGGAGCACTTGCGGGCACCGGCACCGACTTTGCAAAAGCACTAGGCGATGCGGAAGCCAACCTTGCGAACATTACCGAAAAGCAACAAGAAGCGAATGCAGCAACGGCAATCGCGAAAGAAAATGCCGACGCATTGCGCAAGCTAGAACAGGATCGCGCTTATTGGTTGGAGCGTGCCGGTAGTGCATACGAACGGCAAGCACAGCAGATCGACCTGGCTTCTGTTGCACAGCAACGACGGGTAGCAATTGCAGGCGAAGAGAACACGCTACAGCAGGCCTACAACAACCTGGGCAAGACCATTCTTCAGAACCGGCTGGCACTGGCTAAGACTGATGCGGAGAAGCTGGCTATCTCGCGGCAGATCAAGGACATTGAAGTGGAATCAGCCAGGTTGCAGTATCAAGCTACAATGCTGCAGATCCAAGCAGAAAACGACCTTAAAGCGGCTGCGTTGAATCGCGCTATCCAAACCAGAGAAGCAATTCAAGCAACCTTGCAACTTGCGGAAGCCCTGTATTCTGCAGGGCAGATCGGGCTAGACAAAGTGCTGACCTATCGTCTGGAACTGCAAAAAGCGGTAGGTGCGGCAAATGCTGCGCAGCAAGAATTTAATCAAACCAAGACTCTTGGCGCATTGCGTGGGCGCACAGCTGGTGTCAATTTGCAAGCCGCCGAAGTGCAGGCTAGTGGAAACTTTGCTCAGGCGCTTGCCAATGTTTC